TTCGTATGCCAGGTACGCAAGCCATTCAATGTGGATGTCGCCGGCTAACTGGCCAGCACCGATTTTGTATTTGCGTTCAAATGCAACGATGGATGCCATGGTCGTGGTGACCGTGTATGAACCATCTACGGTTTCGACGTTTAGTTTGATTCTCATGTCGGGTTTCCTTTTTGGTTGAGATTAGACGACGGCTGTTTCGACGATAGTTCCACCTTGGAAACTGATGTCGATGGATTGAATCTCGCCCAAGGCTGCGTTCATGATCGGCAGGGTTTCGAGATACGCATTGGAAACTGTCCAAATCTTGTTCCCTGCGGTGGTGCCCTCTTGAAGAACAACGGTTGTTTGCGTTCCGACAAGTGCTTTGAGCGTTGCATACACTTCGGACGCGCCGTAGGTCATGTACAGGGTTGCGGTGCATTCATTGTCCTGCAAAGTTGAGCTGTACACTCTTGCAACATTTCCAAAAACCGAGGTGTCCTGTGCAGTATTGGTTTGGGTAAGCGTTGCAGCTGTACAAAATCCGGTCAGTGCCACGGCGTTCACCTTGAAGACTGGGTTTGAAAGATAGATGCTAGTTGCCATTGGGGTTCTCCTCTGTTGGTTCTGTTTTAGCAGATTTTGGGGCTTTGTTGTCGGACTTGATGAATCCACCGTCTAGCAATGCTTCGACGTTGATTCCTTCGTCAGGTATGAACTCATCGCCAGGTGTGCCGACAAGTTCGCTAACGATGATGTATTTGCTCATGATGTTTGCACTTTCATTTTGATAGTGAGATCGTAGGCGGCCAAATCTTGACCACCGATGGAAAGGCTAATGGGTCGGCCCTCTGTTACTGCGACACCCTTGTTGAGTAACTTTGCACAATTTTCCAGCACGTTGCGCAACGCATCAAGATTGGCAGGGCCGATTGTGATGACGCGGACCGGCACATCTAATTCTGCAATGTTTGCATTGTATGCAATAAATGATGGCGCATCTATAAAGACGCATGGCGGGTTCACGTTTCTTGGATCAGTGACGACGCGCATGCCAGTGATGGTTCCAAGACTGGTTGCCAGATTGTCAATACCAACATTGAAAAGGTCGGTGTAGGCCATTAGGCGACCTGCGGGCGGTTGATGCCAAGCAGCTGCATAATCATTGGCGTCACGCCGTTGGCTGGTGGTACACCCATGCCATCAAAACTTGCTATGGCGTTATAGGCACCGCGCTGTCTGAAATATGCCGCAGCGATCATGATGGTTCCCAAAAGAACGTCACCTGACGGCACAGTTGTTTGCGAATCAGAAAGATAGCCGGCTTCTAATCTGCGACGATATGCAAAAGCGTTTGCGGCATTTGTAGCTCTTGTAAGCGTTGTTGCATCGTCTGCGCCTGTGAGCGTCAGGCCAAGATAACTTTCCACCATTGCCGTGGTTGCCCAGGTGCAGGAAACAGTCCACGTGATTGTTCCTGTGGCCGTGGCAATGCGATTGACGTCAGATGCAGTCTTTGCAAACAACACTTGATTGGCGATGGGCACTTGACCATCGAACAGCAAGTTGCCTTCGGTGTCTGTGCCTGTGTAGAGGTATTGGGGCAAGGCATACACGGTGTATGTGCCATTGAAAGTTGCATCGACAGATGCCACCGTGATGCTTTGCCCAACCTCGATATCGCTATCGGTCAGCAGTGTAAGCACTGCGTAATTGTCAAGCAGTTGCTTGAATGTGACTGAATAGACCGCCATGGGCTGTCCGCCCTTCGGGTTATGCCTGGGTGATCTTGCGGATCATGCTTGACACAGCCGCAAAGGTTGAGCAGTAAGCATGTACCGAGAACAAGCGCGAGAGCGTTGCAGGCTGATCGACTGACATGATGCCGCGCATGTCTTCGTAGTACTCAAAGGCTTTGCTTGCATTTGTGATGATCATGGTCTTTGCAGCAAAGTTGCTGTCAACGACGATTTCCAAACCAAGTGGGTTTGAGCCGGTCCATGTGGTTGCGTTTCCGCCACCCAATGCGTTCTGTCCTTGAAGACCAGGTGCGCCCAAGTATGGGAACACTGGACGGTCTGAACCGTCAACCAGCTGACCCATTTGGCCCCAAACATCTGGTGACACGAAAATTGTGTCAGGGAAGAAGTTGGTGCCGTTTGATACGTCAACTGCTGCGTCGTAGATGGACTTCATCAAGTCGGTCGTGGTGAGGTCCCACACGCCTGATGATGTTGCTGCTGCAAGCAATGCGTCTGCTGCAATGTTGTCGGTTGCAAGCATTAGTTCGCCAACCAGGTCATTCAGGATCAGTTCCATTGCACCAGGTGACGTAAAGTCAACATCCTGTCTGGACAAACTGACCTGCCCCGATACGGTGGTTTTGCTGATGGTATTGCTTGCAATGACCATTGTGGTTGCTGACACTGCGTCAAACTCTGCTGCCTGTGCAGCTGCACTTGTGTGAGTTGTAATCGTTGGGCGCACGAATGTCTTCTGTTGTCCGCCATCCGGATAAGCCCTTGCGCCCAGGCGGTTGACCACAGGCCTCACGAAGTTGATATTTTGCACCAATGGACCGAGCACCGGAACAGGTAAGAGGCCCGGGGTGCTGGTGGTAGCCACATCGCCAGCTGCTGCTTGCAATGCGGTCTGATGCTCTGACTGCCATTCGGCTACGGCTGCGTTTACTTTTGCAAACGTATCGCCACCGATGTGGTATGCGGCCATCCAGTCAGCAGCTGATGGCAAGGCAAACTTGCGCTTTGGCTGTGCAGGAAGTGCTGGTGTAGGGATTGCTGCGGCCTCGATGGCTTCTGCTGGTGCTGGTGTTGCTTCCACTTCGGTTGTCTCCTCGACTGGTTCTGTGGTTTCTGGATTTGTGTCGGGTTCTGTTTCCGCTGACGCGGCCACATCCGTGATGGTAGCACCACTGAATGCAGGAATGGGGACAAGTGACAATTCGAGCCAGTCGGCTGCGGTGACGGTCATGCGGCCGTCTTTGTCTCTTGTCGCAGAAATGATGTTGACGCCTACGGATACATCCATGACGCCATCGGCAGAAAGGGTCAATGCTTCATCGCCAAGAATGGTGCGACTGATTTTCATGCTTGCAAGCATTCCGTCTGGCGTGTCGATTCGTTCGGTGACGATGCCCACTGGTTTTGATGGATCGTGGTACATAAAGACGCGTGGTGCTTTGCCGTCAATTGGTAATGAGCCTGGCAAGAATTGCACTTCGGTTCCATCGCTAACAGTTGCGTACTGGTTATATGGCACCGCTATGGCGTCGATACGGCGTTCGCCTGTGGTGTCGCCTTCGGCTGCGGTGACTGTGATTCGGTCAGTTGTAAAACGGATCATGCAAGTTCCTCTTGTGTGTTTTCGGCTGGTTTATTGATGTTGATGTTTGAGTCCATCAGGATGGTTTCCCCTAGGTAGTCATCTACGTCAAACTTTACGCAAGTGCCGCGGGGAAGTATGGCATCCGATGACAACGTGCTAGCGATAGTTTCACAAAATATTTTGGTGCCAAACATCCATTGATCCATTCTGGCTTGCTCAGAGGACTGATAGGAATATGATCCAGTTGAAACGCCCAATAAGTATGGCGGGATATTCATAAGCCTTGCGATATCGAGTGCAGAATAGTTTGCAGATTCAATAAGCAACATTTTGTCAGGCGTTGCGCTGGTTGGCTCATAAGTCAAAAACTCATTTAGTGCAGCTGTCTGATTCGACGCACGTGCAGCATTGAACGCTGATGCCAGGTCTGCCAGTTCTGATGCGCTCAACGGTTCGCCACCGGTCTGCTTCAAAATGCCAGACGGAATTGCTGATGCGGCGTTGCGCAAACGGCTGGCCTGAATCTCTAAGGCTGTCTCGATAGTGCTTGAAGATGAATAGATTGCGCCTTGTACAGGGCTAATGAATTGCACCAGGTTGACAGGATCAATTTCGCCGCCTTGGAAATACACACTGTTTGAAGGCGCAAAAAAAACGGGACCCTGCTGATCAGTTGTGGTTATTGAGCCCATTGGAAGACGTTGAAAACTCGCGGGAAAGCCATCTTGGGTCCTAGAAGATATGTACCACATAGCCCTTCCAAAAAATAGAAGGTCATCCAGCGTCCATGCCATAAGCGTTTCGTAAGGGATATTTGGGTCGGGTCGGCGTAGCCAAGAACGTGGTGCAAGTTCAATTTCTTCCATTTCACGATCGGTTTCGTTCCACTGTTCGCGGTACATCTTCAAACCCATGGCACTGATTACGGAACAGTGCAAATCTCTGGCACGGCTAACTGCTGCAACTTGCATGGCACGGTTGCGGGCTTCGCCTTCCTGATAGGCGTAGTAATTGCCGATCATGCCAACGCCACCGTTGGTCGGCGCGTTGCCACCGTAGGTGCCACCAACGGCTGCTTGTTTTTCAACGGCAGGGCTGATTGCTGCTTTGTTCACTTTGTTGAATAATGCCATGAGATGCTTTCGGTAGGTGGTGCCTGCCTGCCCGACACAGACAGACACCTAGCGTGAGTGTACTTACCCTGTGATGACCAGCATGGGTTTTGTTGCTTGCTTTGGTTTGCTGACAAGTGCCACGGCCCACGCCATGCACCGGCACAACTCGATTGGGCCTGGCGATTTTTGCGATGACAGAACGACGCCTTGCGCCGTTTTAGTAATGACCGCACGGCATACATGTTCTGCAAGCATTTTTTCACCGTTGTGGCGCACCTTGCCTTCAAGAATCATTGACCTGACCAGGCTAGAAAAGCGCAACAGTTCG